GATGATATAATAATATAAGAATTATTGTCTTCAATTATTTACCATTTTATTTTCGCACCATAAGCAGAGCATAATATAAATATTAATTTAATTTTTTTAAGAGCATAAATTCTTAAAAAAGTTATTATTTTATTTTTGTCTTCCTTACCTATTATGGTGTGATAATTTAAAATTTATTTTTTAAAATTAAGACCATAATTTAGTGTTGATTTTGCAGTAATCTTCTTGAAATTTTATTTTAATTTTTAGAGCATATTAGAAGCCATATTTTTGTTTCATCGCCCACTTTTGTTCTCGCCTTTTCTTTCTCAATAAACTATAGAATAGTGCATTATATCTTTTTGCAAGAATTTCATATCTCGCACACCACGCTAAATCATTTTCATCAATAAATTTTTGATGAAGTTTTTTTGATTTAAATTTACTGAAGGCAAAATCATAATAATCATCACCATCAGTATCTTGTTTAATAACAAATTCAGCATATCTAATATCATCATCACCGAAGTCCATTTTATTAGGAACATAAACATCTTGTCTAAATTTCTTTCCAAAGATGATTTGGTATTTTTCAATAAAGTATTGTTTCTTCATATCCGTAGATAAGGTTTTAAAAGCAGTTGAACCCATAAGGTCGCAAAAAGAGGTAGAGACATTTTGACTATTCATCGTATTATAATATATATATAGACAATTATTTTTGGATTTGAACGCATTTATTCCTAAACATTCTCCATATATATATTTTATTCCTAAACTTCCTAAAGTTCCTAAAGTATTTAGAATTTTAATGTTCTCTTAAAATCCTTCATACTCTCAATCGTCATATCTTTATGAAATTTAAAGTTGCATCTTTTACCTCCACATAACAAGTCAAACTCTATTGCTTCACCATCATATAAATCTTGATACAATTCTAATAGTGATTGTCCTCGTTGCTCTGCTGTATATAGAATTGTTGCATTAGGAACACCCTTCATTCTTATATGATAATCAGTAATAATATTACCATCAGCATCTTCAGATTGTAATTCATCTAAATAACATTTCTTACCTAAAAAGATACTATTGATTGCTTTAATATCTTTAACAGCACCTTTAAGGTCAAAATCAATATGGAACTGACCGAGTTGCTTACCTGTTAAGATACGATGATATTTTTCTTGAAATTTCTTCTCAAGCACTTCAACATCATCATAATCAATATGCATACTATCTGTATCCTGATAATAAATTTTCAAGTCATTATCTTCAGCCAAACACATAACTTCATTCATAATTCTTTTACTCATACTTAATATTTCTACACCTACAGGAGCATTATTAAAATGTTCGTTGATAGGTTTTAAGACCTTAACAACCCACTTATCACAATCATATAATTGTTGATATTCAATAATACTATTATAATTTTTTTGAATGAATTTGTCTTTATCTTCAGTAGTGTTTATTACCTTTTCATCTGTCTTAATAGGTTTTAGTATTGATTTACCATAAGAAGCATTCATAATTAATTTATATACAAGTTGTATTGGATTTTTTTCTGCTTTTTTCTTAAGTCGTTCATTAAACATACCACTCATCGTAGGAAATATTTTATTATTACGACCATCATTATAGTAGTATCCTCTGATAATATCAAACTCTATATCCATAAACTCAATCCAATCTTCAAGTGTAGTTCTATCAACATAAAATTCTTTTCCCACTACATCATTATCAAATACTCTAACACCAGCATCATTCATAGCACTAATTAAACTAAAGTGTCTCGGTTTATGTATTGCGTTTATTTTTATTTTTATAAAATAACCATCTTGTTGTTGTAAGAATGAATAAGTTAAATCTTTTAACACCTTCGGCTTACCTAATAAGAAGCCACCTGTTTCACTTCCTAACCTTACACAAGCCGAAGGATATAATGAGACACCATCATAGTCAGCGACATTACAATTTTGTAGATTAAATTTTTTATTATCTCTACACATAGTTCTACCTCCAACTACACACTTTTGTATAAACATACGAGGAACACCTGCTAATTGATATACACCATCATAACAACCTGACTTTAATAAGACCTTATTTGCTAATGAAGCAATAGTCCAAACAAAATTAATATCTATATTAAATGCTTCAAGCAACCAACCTCTAAAAATTAAATATCCTTTCTTTAAAACACTTACATCAAGACGACAATAAATTTCACTATATTTTATTATATCAAACATATCTACATCACCAACTACATATTTACAATTCCATTTATTAATATTCTCTACTAATTGATTGTATTCATCTTCATTTTTTAAATGTTCTTTTGCGTCTATTATCTTGCAGTATTTCTTTTTAATATTAGATTGAGTATATAATGTATAAGGCATTACTTCCTTACTAATAGGTAAGTTAAAACATTTACCAAATCCTTTCAACGGCATACTAATCAACTTATAACTATCTTTTATTTCAATCTCTACATTACTACCTGTTCGTTGATTACAATAGAAAGCATTAGCATTCATCAAGCCACTACCTTTAGTAATCTGTTTAATATTATATAAATATTTTACTAAAAATCTATAATCATATCCAGCATTATGAGCGATTAATAAAACCTTATCATCTTCAATACTATCTAAAAATTTCTTACCACAATTATACTTACAAGTTCCTTTATAATGTATAACAACTCCACTACCATCTTTTACATCTCGTCTATAATAGTCATTTAAAAATGTTTTCTTATTACCTGCTTCATCTTCACTACAACACATAAATGGTAAATGTCTTTTACTATTCGGGTCAGTTTCAAAATCAAACCATATTATCGGTTTCTTTAATTTTTCTCGTTTCCATTTTTCTTTCTCTTCGTCCCATTCGTTTTCTTTACAACAACCTTCCTCATCATACTCAAGCACTTCATTATCAATTACCTTATCATAAAACTGCGTTTTTAAAATACTTAAACTCATCTCAATAGGAACTAAATGAGTTTCTTTATTTGCTTGTAAGAACTTAACAAGATTATAACTATTTATAAATCTATCATATTTTTTATGATTGTATTTATCAATAATACAATTCCAGTTCTCACCATTATCTTCAACATCAAAAATATTTTTAAGAGCATATTTGGTAATAGGAACTTCATCAACTATGAAATAATGATTATCAACTAATCCTATAGTATAATCTTCAACACCCATATAATCCTTACCATATTCGTAATGACTATGATTATTATCATTTCGTTTTACGAGTATATGAATTTTTAATAATTCACATATCATTTTTATCTTACACATAGGAATTGACCTATTAAATACAAAACTTTTTAATCTTGCAACTTTAACATCACTCATTCCACCTTCTTTTAATGCTCTTATCAAGCAGTTTTCTTCTAATAATTTTACATAAGCATCATCTTCAATATCACTTCTAAAAATACCATATTTATTTAAATCAAGATTTTTAAATTTATGATGATATTTAAAGAATGAACCATTAGGATTTTGTAATGGATTACCATCTATATCCAAATCAGTAAAATCTTGTTTTATTACCATAATTTCAGGAAAATAATTTAAATTAACTAAAAATTCTCTATCTGAACCTTCAATACTTTCTATTTCTTGTTGTATCACACTATTAGCAACACCCATTAAACTTTCTATTCGGTTTGTTAAGGTATTAATATTAGTATCATTTAAAGTATAAAATGCTTTACCAGCACTTAAAATAACTTCATCACCAGCAAAAACTTCTATTACAAGTTTAAGAGTTCTAATCACACCTAATTGAGATGTTGAAAATCCTTCTTGTCGTTTAGTATTATCTAATTTAAAGGTAATCATTTTATTTTTTTCTGTTTGTTCGTTTGCTTCTGCTGTAATTAAAGAAGGAGGGGTAATTCTTTTCTTTAAATAACCACCACTCGTTCTAATGTAAGGGGTATTAAATGTAGATAATACTCCTTTTCTCATTAATGATTTATGAAAACGAGATAAGTATCTAATTTTTCTTGTTTTTATACTACCATTTTTAGCAATCCAAAGTATTTCTACCTGTTTATATAGTTTATCAACAGCAATAAGGTCATATTCCAAATCAGGGTCTTCAATTAAAAAACCTTCAATAACATTATCAAGTGTAGGTTTGTCTCGGGGCATCTTAATATTAGATGAGATATTTAAATTTCCTGAATTTCCTAAAGAACTCATATTATATACTCTATATAGAGAAAATAATTTGAGAATAAACGCAATATATATATTATTCCTAAACAATTCCAAATATTCCTAAATATATAAATATTTTCTATATATTTAGTTTTTCCTAAAGCAATCGTTTTTTCGCAATATCATAATGATTTTTATTCAACTCTATACCTATGAATTCCCTTCCTAAAGTTTTACAAGCAACACCACAACTACCACTACCCATAGTCATATCTAAACAAGTATCTCCTTTATTACTAAAGTATTTTAATAAAAATTCTAAAATAAACTGCGGTTTTTCTGTAATATTTTTAATTAATTTTTTATTTCTTACTACATATTCGTTTAATACATTTGTAGGTAATACAGGGTCATATACAGCAGATTGACTATGATACATATCATCTTTTCCTATAATTAAATTAGATTGAACTACATTTGTAGGTAAAGCAGGTTCATATTGTCTATTACCAATACCAGTATATTTCCTTCCATTCATAATATTATTACCTTTATAAGGTTTAGGTTTAATTTTTTTAATTCGTTTTTCCTGCGTAGGTTTAACTATTTTTTTATGATATTCTTCAAAATTATAAACAGGTTGTTTTCTATAAAATATAAAAACATATTCAGTCGCCTTACCTAATCTCTTGCGAGAAAGTAAAGGAGTTGTTGTTCTTTTCTTATTCCAAACTATTTCATATTTAAAATATTTAGGGCAAGAATTAATTAATTCAACACCAAATTTCATATCACCAAACATAAATACTGGAGCAGTTTCTTTACAAACTCTCCATATTTGTTTCCATAATTTTTTTAAATCTATTGGATTATCCCACCCGTCTTTTCCTGCAAGATGAGCGAACCTACCATAAGGTAAATCTGCTATTACAATATCAACACTATTATCACTTAAATCTTTCATCTTTTCTAAACAATCTCCATTAATTAGTTTCATATATATGTATCCGATATTTTAATTTAATTTTTTATACTCATTAATAGTATATGAGTTATACCATTACTAAATATACAAGAGACCGAGCGAAAGCATTAGGAGTTGTAGTTAAGAGAAGCACTAACAAGAAAAAGAAATTAGATGTATTTAAGGACAAAAAGAAGATTGCGTCAGTTGGAGCAATTGGATATTCTGATTACCCTACATACACCAAAACAAAAGGAAAAGTATATGCTGATAAAAGAAGAGCAGCATATAAAAAAAGACATCAAAAAGATAGAATGAAAAAAGGAAGTAATGGATATTATGCTGATAAACTCTTATGGTAATTAGGTAAGAGAAAATACTGAAGGCATAGCAGTATCATCGTTTCTTGCTCTATCCTTTTTGGCTTTATCTGTAAAGTCATCGGGTTTCTTTTTATCAGGTAAAACTTTGGGGGCTTCAAACATAGGTATTCTTTTTTGAATTTTATAAACTATTGAAGTTCTATCATTAACATCAGCAGGAGTTAAATCAGGATTTAAAATTTGCGTATTAATACCACTTATAACATACTCTTGAGTTGCTGTAAAAGTATAATCAGTAGCAAAACTAAAAGCAAAATCTCCTGATGTATATGCTCTATTACATATTGCTACTATATTAGATGTAGAACCAGCATTTTCACTATGAAATTCTATACCTCCTATGATGTCGCTATGTATTAACCAAAAAGGAAATACAAGTTTTTGAGGTAAATTAGTTGCATAAATAATAGCACTTTCACTTGAAGAATTACGATTAGGAAAACCATTTAAGAAGTTAAGAGAAAAATTAGGATTACCATCAGCATTATAATCAAAATTTAAAGCCATAGCAGTATCAATCAAACTATTAGTGGTAAGAGGAGATGGATAGAATTGAGGATACGCTGATGGTATTCCATTAGAATAATATTTACTATTAAACATACATTCACTAAAACCAAACTCGTTGAATAGATAATTATATTCAAAACCAAATCTATCTAATAAACTACCTTTATAAGCAGCATCTCGCTGACTTTTAGTTAAAGTTTTTAGATATGTAATTGGAGGAGAATTCAAAATATTGTTATGAGATGTCGGATAAAGTCCAACATCTTGTAATCCTATACCACTTACAGCACCAGTAAATTCAAAATAAGGAATATATTTTGTTAAAGCAGTTTTATCCTTATTAGCAGGATTTAGAAAATGATTTATTGTTTTATTAAATTCATTAACCGCTACAGAGCCACTTGGATTAGGTTGTCCGTTAGGATTAGTAGATGTAGCCAAATAACCATTACCAGTATATTTCTTCCAATGCAAATCTTGAAACCCAAACCTTCCCCTTCCAGGTTCAAATAAAAATAAAGCATTAGGAGAACCAACTTGAATATCATCAATCCAATCAGCAGGTTCAACTGATACAGCAGGGTCATAAACAGCAGGATTAGCAGCGGTTAAATCTGCGACTACTACTTGAGTATTAGGATTTAATAATTGAACGCAACTATTATTCATCTGCGTCATACCTAAATCTACTAACATATAATTACCAGCCCGTATAGGAACAGCAGGAGCAGTAGGAACAGGTAGTTCTTTAGAATTCATTACCAAACCAATAACATATTCATCAGCAACATCACCAACATCAGTAGGCAACAAAGCAGTAGTAGTAGTAGTTGTAGTAGTTGAAGGAATTTCAGGAATTTCAGGAGAACCTGCTGTAAAAATTTCAGGAGCAACCAAAATTTCCCACCCTGTATCAGTTGAAGAACCATCTGACTTAAAGTAAAAACGAACATAACGAGTATTTATTTTATACCAAGTATTCAACCAAGATGAATTATTATTTCCTTTCATATCATTTGTTCCATCATCACCACTTTCAGTAGGAACAACCCAACCTCCGCCAGTTCCATAACCACCATTAGAAGCAACATAACTATTTCCTAATCCACTTGATACGCCAGTTGAAGCACTTTGATATAATTTTGGAGATAAAGTCGGCGACTTCGTATCATTAAGAAGACCTGATGATGAATTTAAATCAGATGTAGAATTTGATGCAGTAATATATAATCTATCATAATGAGAAAATGATGATGCTTCAAAAGCATAAGTTTTAAAATTAACCCACACCGCATTTCCAGCACCAGCATCAAAAGTAATATGACGAAAATGACTTGTTGAATAATTATTAGGAGTTCCACCATCATCAGTAAATTGTTTAGCACCACCATTTAAGGTAAGAGGAATTACATTATTAGCAACATCAAAATCACTTACCAAAGAAACAGCACCATCATTACTAATTTCACTATTTTGTAAATCAAAACTATCAGGAACAGCAGGAACAGCAGGAACAGCAGGAACAATAGTAGTTGTTGTTGTAGTTTGTAATGAAGTAGCAATACCTTCATCTTTACCTCCTATCTTAACCGCTGTAATATTCATATTAAAAAATTTTGCTACTTCATAAGGTCTTAAATTTCCTACACCTGAAACAACTATATCAGGAGCATCAGCATCACCCAAAGATGTTTTATATGGTCTATCAGTATTAACTGAAATAGCAGGGGTATAATTACCATATAATCTTGATTTACCTAAATATCTTTTATCCCATAAATCCTGTTGAAAATATGTATTTAAACTTTCAATATTAGTATTAGGAGGAGGAGTTGCTCCAGCAGGTAAAGGAGCAGCAAGAGTAGGAATAGGAACAGCAGCAGCATTCCAAGAAGCAGGAGACCATAAACCTTGTTGAATATTATCAACAGAAGTAGGTATAAGGTAATCATTAGTTCTTCCTGACCTTAAACTCCATCTCATTTTAGATTGAACTCCAGGAGTTTGTTTTACATATTCATCACTATTAGAAAATCCTCCACCTGCTTGATAAGTAGATTGAGAATAAATAAATTTCTGCAACATTTCAATATTTCCTGCGTTCCATTCTAAATTTAGAGGAATAACATAACCATCATTCCATATATTTTGAGTTCCAGTAGCATTAGTTTCTAAATCATATAAATTATAAACTTGTCTTTGGTCGGGGACTTGCTGTTGATTTTCTAAATTAGTAATAGGTTGTATAACTTTTCTACCTAATTCAGGAGATAGTATAGTAGGTTTCGCAGCATTAATCAAGCGAGTTCCATATTTCCAAAGATAAGGATTTTGAGTTGCTATACCACTATATAATCTTTCAGGATTAGCAAAACTACCATTTGTAAAATTAACTGGACGAGTTTGTATAATACCATTAGTAGATGATATAGATGCTTGAGTATTTTTATTATCAATATTATCAACACTATTACTATCATTTGCGGTTTCAATAGGAGGAGGAGGTATAGGAGGATTTGCTCTTGTATTTATCAAAGATGCAGCACTATGTAAGTCAATACTTTTTAAATCTTCAGTTATTTTACCAGCAAGATTACCAGGATTATCATAACCTATATCTACTTCAATAGGAACTTCCGCTTCTATAAAATCCCACCAACTATCACCAGGATATTTAGAACCACTTACATTAGAACCCTCTACATAATCCAATAAATAATATCTTCTACCTGATTGTTTTGCTATAATATCAGGGGCTTCCCAACGAGGACATACTAATTGAAACCTTATATCAGTAGGAGTTCCATTAAAATAACCATAACCTTGTCTAAAAGGGGCGGTATTTATTCCTAATTGTATATTACCCATATCACCACCACCAGTAGTAATAGTTAAAGGCATAGCACAAGTGAATTCATAATTATGATGAATATAAAATGCTGTCTTTAAAGCAAAACGATTAGTTGAATAATTATAATTTAATTGTTGAGATGGTATTTCTATAATATTTGAACCAACCCCTATAGAATTGACTGCTATTTGCTCTACTGAAATTTCATCTCCAACATCTATTTTAATACCATTAGCAACTCTACATAAAAATCGCCCATTCTCATCTGATACTTCTGCTTTCTCTTTAGAACAATTTACCAAGATTGTATTCATTTATATAATAAGATAATATAAAAATGAATTAATAATAAAACACTAAAGTTAAAAAATTTATTCTATCATATTTACAATTCCATTAGAAATATTAAGAACTCGTTCAGTTGTAATAAAGTATCTTAATGTATAATCTTGAATTTCACCACCATCACCAATAGTTCTTGCTCTACTCCATATCATAGGAGTATTAGACATTCTTACACCTTGATTTTGAGCGTTTGCGATTTTAATACCAAGCCAATGCATAATTCCATCATCAGTTTGAGTAGAACCATTAAATTCTCTATCAGTTATACATTCAACATCAACTCCTCCAGTATTAGCACCAGTAGTAGCACCAATAGAACAAAAGTTAGAATAAATAGGAGCAGCAACCTGAAGAGGCACACCTTCAACTTGATTAGTTTCACTAAACTGAAGAGAGTTATTACCAATTGGTATAGAATAAAAGGGCTTACTATCAATTGTTAAGTTCATAGTTTCAGAAGAATTAGTGCAATCTTGAGAATTATAAATACCGCAAAGAACATCACCTTCATCTGCTCCAGTTCCTTCCTGCGATTGCTGAACGACTGACTTAACTCTTTTACCACCTAAAGGTAAGAATGTTTCAACTCTAATATTATCTCCAATAGCCCAACCACCATCGGGGTGTTTATCATTATTGTAAGCAACTTGAATTTCATCATAAACCAAATCATAACCACCTGAACCTTGAATTTCTGCTCCTAAAGCACCAAGCAATTGAGGATAAAACAGAAAGTCAGCCATAATGTAAGTTTCTGCTTGAACGATGGAAGATTTACAAGGGGTATTAGCAGCAACTAAAGCACCACTTCTCATAATTCTTGTATTAAGTTCATCTTTTTGAAACTCTATGGTAAGCGAAACTTCTTGAGAAATTGCGAACAACGGGAGCATAACTCCTCTCATCATAGGAATTAATTGAGATAAACTCAAAACCCATTCAGGAGTTAATTCACTTGTTTCTTTAAGTTTATATCTACTTGATGTATCAGCATTTCCAGCAGCAGCAGATTGAGCCATAGGATTAGAAGGACGACCTATAGTTCCATAAGGGGCTTGAGGAGGATAAGCAGATGAAGCACTTCCTAAAAATACATCATCACCACCCATTTTAGGTTTAGCAATACCTTCTCTATATTCATTAGAATAATGAAGACGCTTCCAAGTAAGATAATGTCCTACATCTGCTAAAGTTGCAACTCGGCGACCTCCAATTTCCAAAAATGCTCGGGAAACGGCTGACGCTGCTCCTGTTGCTGCGGGTAAAAAACAAAATTCTGTATCATCAGCCATAGCAGTTCCATCACTTTTTCCAGCAGTCATTCTAAATTTGAATTGAGAATTTGAATTGAGTATTCCTTTACGAGGAAATACGAAGCGAACGCTATTTTGAGAAAAACTAACAGGATATACAAGGTCAGTTTCTACTCTCTGATTTTCAGGTCTTTCTAAAACATCTGTTCTTAAGACGGCGGGTAAAGAATTTCCACTCATTTATATAATATCTAAATATTTAAAATTTAAATTAAAAATTTTAACTTTATATTTTAAAATATTTTTATTAAAGATTTCCTTAATAAAAGTAATAGATTTTGTTAATATAATTTCAACTTCCTGATATACCCTCATAAGAACAAGAATGTTGTAAAATAAAGCCAATACATAATTTTTGCGTATGTTATTATTCCCATTATGATTAAAGGTAATAAAATAAAATTAATTCATAATTGAAACTTGTCCGTTGTTAAACATAATTGTATTTTTATGACGAATAAAGCAGAAAAGAGAGTGAGGAACTAAATTAATTCCAGCAGTAGGACGAGTTTGAAGTCGTAATCCAAGTGGAGTAGATTTGAAATTCAAGCCGTTGCCTGTAATATGGTCGTAGGAAGTTCCGATATTCCAAGCATTTTTAGCATCATTCTCAAGCATAGATGACTGATATTTACCAGGAATAACACCACCAGCACTATTTCTATCAAGAGACAATTCTGTTCGTAAATCTTTCATAAAAGAACTCATAGCCCATACATCTCTAACAGCATTAAGTTCCTCAAAATTCTTTTGAGATGTAGCAACACCCTGTTCCTGCTCGTCTTCAGTCCTCAATTCATAATCAAGCGGAATACGAAGCCCTCCTTTAGTGAAGGTAAGTTCCTGGAGGTTGCATTGATTTTTAAGAATTCCAGCCGCATCTGCTTCTAATGGCTGAACCGCCCAATTACTATTATAATTATAGTTATTAATAAACTCACTTGGTATCATATTCATAATTGTTCCCAAAGTCCTTGACTTGTTAATATTAAGAACGGCATTTGTATCAGTTGATTGAACGACCTGATAAAACGAACTATAGGCATTATACTCCCAAGCACCCGAGTTATTTTGAACCATAGCATTTTGAGCCGCAGCATCAGGCACTTCAAGTTCATAGGACATATTTACATCTCGCATTTGATAATATGCTCCTGAACCTGCTGTTCCTCCAGTAGAAATTTGGTTATTCCAGTAATTATTTCCGCATACAAAAAGGTCAGAAGCCAAAGTTGCAGTAATGCGAAGTCCTCTGACGAGTTGTAAGTCAATTGGATTACCCTGTAGGAAACCTGCTTGTAATGGAATGGAAAATTCAAAAGCATTATCGCAACGGAGACCCTGTTGCTGTTCTTTACCTAAAGCACCATAAGCAATATCTATACCTCCACTTAAATAACTTTGAATACCTTCTTGTAGGGGTAAAATACTACTACAAAGGCGATTATATGATTTTATGGTCTCATATGTAGCACCTTCTAAATTTTGAATAGTGAGAAAATCAATCGCCGCACTTACACCTACTCTCGGGTCAATAAAAACATCTGTTCCAGTAGCAACTCCAGCAGCAACACCATTAACAGCAGTATTATTAGATGGACGAGTTGTTGCTGTAAGTAGTGTATCAAAAACACCATTTATTCTTACACTTTTCCCGTTAAGTATAGCAGGGGTCATAGGAATATCAAAAACCAACTGATTAACACCACCTCTAAATGAAAACACTCCATTACCTTGATTTGTTGGATTAATTTGAACTAATCTTCGTCTTGAACTCATTATATTTTATATAGATATATTTTTTTATTTTAAATTAATTAAATATTTTAACTAATTTAATTATTGTATATCTAAAGTTCTACACTTAATCCAACTTTATTAACTCTAATTCTCCTTAATCCGTAGATATATGAAGTAAATAATTTATTCTCATCAGGAGGTTCTGATGCGGAGTATTCTACTTTAAGTGATATATTACCATCAGCAGCAAGATTATAAACACCTCCATATAAAGCAAGAGGACGAGCCATCATAAATTCCTTACCCTGTTGATTAAGATTTCTAACAGGAAGTCGGGCAGTTGATAATGATTTTTCTATTTCCCAAAGAGCAACTTGTTCGTTAAGTGAAGGACTTTGAGACAATCTTCCTAAAGAAACTTTACGAGTTGGCTGACTTTGTCCGTTGATTATGTAGTTATAGTTTTGAATATGGTCTAAAGTCGTAGCAAAATTATCAGATAGAACCGAATTTGCTATTGCTTGATTATGAGGAAGAGTAATAATAGATACAGCCCTCTCATTCAAAGTCGGTAAGTTAATTTGAGCGACAACTTCACCGCTATTTACATTATTCCTATAGGTTTCGCAGGTCATAAAATCGTATTCAGCACCTTCATCAGTCATAGTTGCTCTCTGTAATCCATCAACATAGGATTTAGGAGGTTGAGCCGTCTTAAGCACTAACTCAATATCGGTAAGTTCATATTCGCACTCCTTAATAGAAGCGGCTTTAGAAACTCCGCACACTCCTCTCATCTCAAAACCAGCAGGAGGAGCAGCAGCAAAAACAGCAATTTGGTCTTTAGCAGCAGCAGGAAGATATTGACCTGTAGCACCACCTACACTTGTCTGAAGAGCAGCAGGAATAGCACCAAGAATAACCTCAACTGCGGCAGTTGCGGCATTATAAGTTAAAGATTGGATAGTTCCAACGCATACAAGGTCAGGGAGGGTTGGAACAGCAGGGTCTCCAGTAGTCCAACAAAAGAAAGGACGACCTACTAAAAGATTAGATGAACCTGTAATACCTTGAAGAGAATTCATAGCCCTATCACCAGGAGCAAGTTCTCTACAAGATGTAGCAAGAGCAGCAGGAGAGAGTGAAGAAGCAAAAATATTTACTTGCGTTAAAGCCGCACCAATACCACCACCTACAACAGATTTTACTGCAAAATTATTAATAGAAGGAACAAAAGCAGCAGGAACAGCAGCACCAGGAGGATTAGCCGCTCCAGTAGCAACTGCTTCATTAGACATCATTCCTGCTTCACTCCACACTTGAAGGCATTTTGCTGCGAGGTTAGTATCAATTTCTACAGAAAGCCCCTGAAATAATGCTGCTGGGGTCATTCGTTTAGACATAGTTCCTAAAAGTCCGCTTGATAAAGGTAAGACAACTTCCATAGTATTTGGATTAGCAAGAATAGTAGTTCCATCAAGTTCAGGAGCAGAATTAACTACAGCAGAACCAAAATAACCCTCACCTAACTGACTTGAGTTAAATACGGCAGATGCTTGTTTTTCATTTGAACGAAGATTATAAAAACCATCATCTACTACACTTTCACTACCTTCTAAAAGGTCTCGTTTATGTTTTACCGAATTATTTTCAGTATAATGATATTCTTTGGTAAGACGCTCTGCATAATTTTGTAAATTTTCTAAAGTATGGGTTTGAGTTCCGTCATAAATTCGCAGATTATTTATTACCGATTGAACGCCAATTTTTTTTGGAAATCTATAAATAGACGAACCTCTAACCTTAACTTTCATCTTAAGGACACTCTGACGAGGGTCAATAAAACTCATAAATGGAGGAACGGAAAATCTGATGGTCTCCCCTGATTTATAGGCAAGTTGATTATCAGATGGAACAAGAGTAGATTTACTTGTAATAGTATTTTGATATTGAGATGCGGTGTAATCCATATTTATATAATACCTAAATATTTTATTTTAAAGTTAAAAAATTTAAATATTTAAACTTAATATTTTTATTAAAGATTTCCTTAATAAAAGTAATAGATTTTATTAACATAATTTCAACTTCCTGATATACCCCTATAGAGAGACATTTTACCTACATAATTTAGAAAAATAAAATATAACCTAATTTTTTTAGTTTGGTTATGATAATATGTAATTTTATTTCATTACGAATTTGCTCTAAATCAATCATTTATATATATGATTATTTTTTATTTTTCTTTGCTGCTGCTCTTTTTCTCGCCATTTCACCTAATCTTTTATCATTTGCTAATTGTTTTGCTGAACGCTTCTTTTTAGTTTTTGCTTGAGTTGGTTTTGAAATCTTTTTATTCTTTTTATTATCTTCTTCTATTAATTTATCTGCAACTTTATTTACTTCTGCTTGTTTTTTTTTTGTTAATTTTTTTTTAATATTTCCCTGCTTATCAGTAGTAGTTTCATAAATCGGTTCTTTTTCAGATTTAGGTCGTCTTGTATCTTTTGGTATAACTTGACTATAAGACGATGACTTTACTCTTTTATGAGTTAAAATTTCTCTTCCTTTATTTTTTCCTATACCTTTTTTAGTTTGAAACTCCTTCAGTTTGTCTTCTAATTCTTTATCAGTCATTTTACTAATTCCTCTAATTGTTCGGGGTTCATCTTTAGTTCCCTTAATTGTTCTGTTAAATGCTACTAATAATTTACGAGCAGCACTTTTACTTAAATAATGGCTTCCAAGATTTACGGGCATTCTATATATTAATAACAAAGATTATAATGTTATTAAAATAAATTAATTAGTTAGTTATTCCCATTTTTAATTGTTTCTTCTTAAGGTAAGCAATTCGTTTCTTTTCTAAAATAATTTGTCTATTTTTATCATAAAACTTTTTACTTGCTATTTTAATTTTGGCTTTTCCTTTATCACTTTTTTGGTATTTTCTAATATATTTTTTCTTATTCTCCATCAACTTTGTAGTGTATTCTTTGAGTTCATCAAAATCCATATCAGTAATTTTCTTTCTTGTCCCTGTTTTTCCTAAAGGATTACCGCAAGGATTTGGTTCGTCGTCGGTAGAATAATCTGTATCATTTACGATACTTTCTTGATTGCTGAATTCTTCTTGAGTAGTCATTATATAATAACTATAGATATTAATTTTTTAGGATTTGAACGCAATATAAACAATTATTTTCCATTTTTATTTGGAGTAGTTCCAAAAATTTGAGATTGTTTAGGTGGCTTTTTCTTCTTTTTTTTCTTAAGATTTATGAGAAACTCGTCTTCTCCTTGATATTTTCCTTCTAAATTTGATGTTCCTTGTTTCAAAGATTTAGGATTAGTTTTCTTAAAAGTTTTAACCTTTTTATCTTGTTTAAAAGTTTTAAACATTTTTAATATATAGTAGAATTATATAATAAAATGAGTTTAGTTTTTTTGAAAAACGAAAGTAATTCTGTCGGTGGCGATAGTCATCAAAAACCTTATGACTGGACTAATCATTTTGCTTCATCTATGGTATTACCTCCTAATAGTCAAGTTGCGTTTGTATCTGCTACTATGCAGCGTAAAGAAAATGTAGAAATAGCAGAACCTAATAATGTTTTATATCAACAGATTGGAATACCTGCTTTGAATAAGGTAATGCCTATATATCTTAACGAACAGATTAGTGATGACTGGTCTAATGTAGTGAGTGAATTAATTTTTAATATGAATAGATGGGGAGGTCAAGCAGATTTTATGAGTGATAAACTTGTATCTCCATATACTAATGGTTGGAGTGGTGCTTATTCATCTACGACTGATAAAATAACAATAAAACAAAAACAAAGATTACAACCTGCTGACTATGGAGTTCAGTTTAATTGTATGAGGTCAATAGCAACTGGTTCTGTTTGGGGTGATATGAATGAGTTAGGTGTTAATTTTAGAAGTTCTCCTGATGGAATATTGTTTTGGAATGCGGGAATTCCTAATGAAGTGCCTGTTAATCCTGGTATTCCTACATCAATAGGTTTTTCTCAACTTATAACGCAAGGAGGTCAAGCAATTGGAACTCCGTCAAGATATAATCAAAATAGGTGGGGTATGTGGTATTCTGATACTGGTATTAAGAGGAGTTTAGGTAATGTAGTTGGAGGAGGTTGGAATACAGGAGGTAATGTTGTAGGTGGAAGTGGTGTTTTTATGATAGATTTATCTGCTGGTGCTGATACTGCTACTCCTACATCTCAAGTGCCTAATTGCGTTGTTGGAGTTCAATCATTACAATTTATTGAAGGTCAAGAACCTTCTGCTGCTGGTAATAGTGGTTTTCTTGTTAATCTTGATTTAAATAACTCTGTTGGTGGTGCGGGTGGTAGTCAGACAAATGCGAGATATACTATGGGTTTATTAATTGAAAAAAATCAATTATTCGTTGAAGTTCAAAATGCTGATGCTGCCGCTGGTAATAATGGTGGATTACCTGCTTTAGGAGCATTAGGTAATTCAAGACACACTATAGTTTATCAAATGGATTTAAATGATTGGGCTGCTACAACAACAGCAGCAGGAACGCCTCAACCTAATGCGAGTATAGCCGATGCTTTTGAACGAAGAATGAGTTTTAGATTTAGATGGACTACTCCTTATTGTATGGCTGTTGAAGGTTCAACTAATTATAATCAAGATACTAACATAGGTGATTGGTTTTTATTATATGATATGGCTACTGGTGATACTCCTGCTGGAGCGGGTGTTGCAACAAAAACATTTATTCCTTCTTGGTATGGTGATATGGCTTTATGTTGCTACGCTCAAAATAGAATTAGAACATATGCTTATGGTAATTTTGATGTAAGAAGATGTTATAGTGGTGCTTTAGATTTATTTCCTGATTATGATTTAATGATGTCTAAACCTGGAAGTTATGCTGGAGACCCTATTGTTGGAAGTGCTACAAGATGGTTAAAAACTATTAAAGACGCTGACCTTCCTCCTGCTGGAACTCCTGAAACTTTTGATGCTAATGGATACGCTCAAAAACAAATATTTTTAGTTGGTAATGCTATTATTGATACTCCTATTTCTGTAGATAAATTTAGAAAATGGAAACCTGCTTATCTTGTAGAACCTCGTTTTACAATAGGACAACCTGCTACTAAACTTGGTGTGTTGATGGGTATGATTGCGAGTGGAGCAGATGGAGTTTTTGAAGTTGCTCCTGATGTTGCTGGTGTTTTTGATGAATATGGTGTTGTTGGAACTGGAGGAGTTAGTGAAGATGATATTAAGCAGTCAATTCATATACAACTGACCGACTTACCTATACAAAGTAGAAATGGTGTATCAAGTCAGCAAGTTGCTGATATTGCTGTAGTTCATAATTATGGTGATGGAGGAACAAGTGTAGGTTCAAAGTTGGTCTATCAACATTATACTAATGAAAAGAATTGGGTAGATTTAAACAATATCGGAGAAATGACTTTAAATCGCTTGAGAGTTTATTGTAGTTATGATAATAATGAACCTGCTGTTGGTCTAATTGATAAAACTGATGTATTAATTATGTTTAGACAGAAACCAAATTCAGATACTTCATTACCTAATCAAGCAATAGGACGAGATTATCAAAGTCAAAATAATATGACGAGATTAATGTAAATAAAAATAAATAACTAATATATAAAATGATGAAATTTATATATTGGGCTATTGGTTTAAGGGATAGAGAACCGACAAATACTATTAATCCTAACTCTATGTCTCCTATACCAAAAAATAAATTTGTAAATTATGCGAGAACAAAAGAACCTGTTGATGAAGATGTTGAACCGCATCAAAGTATTTATGAATTAAAAAGAATGGAACGCTTATATGGTAAGAGCCAAAAAAGAAAATCTCAATTAGAAAAATATTATGATTATTATAATTATTGAATACTTTAGGAGAAAAGTGCGTTTAATTTCAAAAAATTATAATCTATAGTAATATTATAATGCGAAAGAAACTACCTAAAAGCAACTGGAACGATGCCGAGAGCATCAAAGACCGCCAAATGGGGCGAACAAATGAAAACTGGTTTGAGAAATGGTTAGTAGAAAAAGATTTTTTTAAAACTTCTTGGGAAACTCGTAAGTGTGGTAGAACTAATTGGGATATTATTGATTATAAATCTATACCCGATGATGATGATAATCAGGTAAGAATGATTGAATTAAAATCAAGAAGAAATAAAGTAGATAGTTTTTGGGATACTATGATAGGTGAAAATAAACTTATTGAGGCGAGAAAGATGATGGATAAAGGTTATAAAGTATATTTCTTTTTCTTATTTACAGGTAAGAAAGGAAATGAACGAGAACTATATTTTTTTGATAGTGAAAAATGTAGATATGCCCTGTATCATAACAAAGGATTAAATTGTAATATAAAAGTTGCAGGAACTGACCGAAGAGGTAAAAAAGAATTTAAACCTCATTTATTTATTCCTCATAAATTACTACATAATGTTAAAGATTATATTGATATTATGGACTATCATAGGAAACGAGATTAATTAAAATTTATTATAAAAGTATAAAAAGTTTAAAAGAATTTTTTATATTTTTAAAGATTATAAGAATGAGTTCATTAGAATTATTTCCTGAAATCAATCCTAATTTAGATGAAGTTGCTGAAGAAGGTGAAAACCTGAAAGTTGAAATAGAAGAAAAAGAAGTTTTAAAACAAAAAGATATTTTTGATATGAAGTATAATAAAAAAGAACTTAAACAAAGTCGTTCAGTTCAAGAGACAGAAGTGGGTGAGTTGATAAACAAGGATAAACAAAGTCAGTCAGTTCAAGAACCGCCAGGAACGGGGAAGAACTCGGCGAGTTGTAAATATCCACACCTAAAGGAGGCGAGAGCAAAGGGAATTAAAACTCGTCAAGAAAAGGCGAGAATTAGACGAGAAGAGAAAGCAGAAGCAAAAAGATTAAAAGATATTGAAAAACAAGAACGAAGAGACGCAACTAAAGAGCGTAATAGAGTTAAAGCAAGAGAAAGATATAGACGACTTAAAGCAGAGAAAGATGAGAAAAAAGTATCAGAACCTATTGATATACCAAGAAAACCTCAATACATTCCTAATAAGGAAAGAGATATGAGTTTTAAACAATTCTCTAATTATATGATGAGATATGAAGAGATGAAAGGACATTATAATAATTATAAAAATAGAACAAATACAAATACTAAAGAAAAAGTAAAAAATCAAAAGATTTTAAAGCAAAAACCAAAGAAAGAGTTTCCTGATAATTATCCATTAAGTCATCTATATGGTAAAAATAGATTTAAACCAACAGATTTTAATAACTTTTAACCTTTTATAAAATAATTTAATCTTTTATAAAAGTATATGAATACCCGAAGTAAAAAGAAAGATAATGATTTTCTTGATGAAGATAATAGTTTAGAGATAATACCAATTAGACCATTACCTATAACAGAGAAAAAATCTTATCACCCGAACCTACCATCTATTAATAGAAACGCAGGTTCAATTACACTACTTATTGGAGCGACTTCTGCTGGGAAAACTACAACTCTCGTCAATATGGTTTTAGGTAAAAATTTTTGGGGTGGAAAAGAGAGTGCCTTTGAGAAAATCTATCTTTTCTCTCCATCGGTGTTAGTTGATGATAGTATCAGACACTTGAAAGAAGTTGCTGAATGGAAAACAGATTTTAAAGATGAATACTTACAAGAAATATTAGCAAGACAATTAAGTTTTGAGAAAAAGGATATGCCGAAGATATTAATTATAGTAGATGATGCTGTAGGTTTAATTCATAGAAATAGTGGATTAAATAAATTTTTATCAAGATATAGACACTACAACGCAAATGTTATTATGTCGGTTCAACATTTTCGCAGCATATCTCCTATTGGACGAGCAAATGCTACAAATGTTTTGCTCTTTAACGGAATTGTAAATTCTTTGGAAATGGAAAAAATAAATGAGGAATGGGGTGGAATTTATAAAGAAACATTAGAAAGAATGTATTACAAATTTGCTAATAAAAAATACCAATTTTTGCATCTTATGTTAAGAAAAAATCCTGCTGAAATGTTTTTAAATTTTCAAAAGAAAATAGATTGGGAAAAATATGTATCTAAAAAGATAAGAGATAAGATGAATGGTGAAGAAGAATTATAATGTTATATATATTTATATGGGAACTCAATCAGTTATTTTTAATAAAAAGAATTTTACTTTAGGTCAAGCAAAGAGTTGGATTAAAAGAAATAAGTTTAAGCAATCCTACAGAAATTATAATAATAAAAAACCTGAAGAAACTAAACATTACTGGAGATTTAGACAGGAAGCCCCTAATAAATATAAAAAATATTATATGAAGAAGGTGAAGACAGGTGTGTTTTATGTTATGGGTAGAAAATAATCTATTACTATTTATATGGAAGAATTAAAAACTCATATAGAAAAAATAAATAAAAAATGGAAAATAGATTTAGAAAATTTAACAAAGGAAAATAAAAAATTAAATAAAGAATTAAAAGAATTAAAAGATATACTATTAACAATAGAAAAGGTTTGTAATAAGGTTAGAGTAAAGAAATAATCTAATCTATTATTATATGCCGTTTCAAATAAAGAAGGTTGGAAAAAAATATAAATTATGGAATATCAAGAAGAAAGTATATGTAAAAAAAGAATTTAATTCTAAAGAAAGTGCAGTATCAGCAGGTAAAAATTATATGAAATATAGAAATGAAAAACCTTTTTTGAAAGGTAATAAAATTCTATCCAAATAGTATATGAATAATACTATAAGTCGGTCAGTTGCTAATGGAAGTTTCAATTATGAAACAACAACCTATATTGCTTTAGGATTATTTGTTTTATCTGAAGTAATGCCTTTTATTAAAAAAACTAAAGGTGCTGGAGTTATACATTCATTAATATGTTTATTGAATGGAAGTAAGTGTGTAATTGATAAAGCATTAGAAGTTGCTGAAGCCGTAGTTGAAGAGAAAGAAGAAGATAAAGTATAATTTAAATAATTTATTATATATTTTTATAGTATATAATGAATAACTATCAAAGAGCGTTAAGTGGATATTCTAATTCTGCAGGTGAAATTAATTCAAATTTAGGTGCTTGGAGGGCTGATGTTGATAATGTAGTTGCAGGAAATAAATCAGGTCTTCAAAATGCTGTTTCAGCGGCTCAAAGTCAGGTAGATTTAAATGCCCTTACTGGTATTGGTGAGGAATTCGCTATTAGAGGTGCTAAAAAATATGGAACGAAACTTCTTGGAGGAATTTATGAAAAAACTGGTTTAAAAACTTTAGACCAAAGAGCAGGTAAATTTTTAACTCAAAAAGTTAAAAATGCTGTTGGACGAGGTGGTGCTGATGCTGGTGATGTTGCTGATAGTGGTGAGGGAGTTGAATTGGATAATTTAACAGGTGGTAGTGGAACAGGTGGAGAATTACCTATGAGTGAAATTGGTAGTAGTAGAGGAGAAACAAAATCAGATGTAGGTGATGAAACTAAAGAAGATATGGGAGATGATATTGAACCTGCAACTGAAGAACCTGGAATGAGTTTTGATGAATTTATGAATAGTTTTGAAGGAACTCCTATGACTGAAAGTGGTGATATAGATTTTGATGCTATTGATAGAAGTCGTAATGCTTCAGCCGTAAGAGATGAACCTCAAACAGAACAGGTCGCTCAACAGCAAGATGTTGAAACTCGTAATACTGCTAATCAAGCAGAAACAGATGCTACTCCTGAAGATATTGGTGGAAGTGGTGTTGATGCTACTAATCCTACATCTGCTATAACTGATGGAGCAGATGACGCTGTTAATGCTGCTAAAAATGTTGCTACTGATGCTGGAGATGCTGCTGCTGATGCTTTAAAATCAGGTGCTTCTGCTGCTAAATCTATTGCCTCTGATGGTGCTAATGCTTTAAAAACTGGTGTAGATGATGCTGTTGGAGATGGTCTTGAAGCGGCGGGGGCTGCTCTTGATGCAACAGGAATTTTAGCCCCTCTTGGTGTTTTGGCTCAAGTTGCGGGTGGTGCTTTAGAACTTGGTGGTATTTATCAGATGGGTGAAGGTTTAGTTAATTGGTGGGATACTGCCGTATTGGGTGATAAACCAAAGGTTAATTTTACTGCTGCTAAAGCCCCTGTTGCTCCTCCTACTTTAGCAACTCGGGGACTTATGGCTGCTCCTACTATGGATAGTAATTTTGATATACCTTCAACAGCGGGAGGTTGGTAGAAACTTTAGGAGTTTATGAAAAACTATATATGAATATTTATATATAGTTTAGGAGAAACTCAATTACTTTAGGAGAAAATATATATATGGAGAATGTTTAGGAGTTTATTTAGGAATAATCTATATATGGAGAATGTTTAGGAGTTTCTGCGTTCAAAACCAAAAAATTTTCTCTATTGCTATATTATAACAAGATGGAAATCGCAAAAGTCAGCAACTTTTTTCTCAACTCTTCTCCTGAAGAATTCGCCGCCTCCTTAACTGGAACTATGTTAGAACTTGAAGTAGAAACAATTCAATTAAATAATTTTAAAACTGAACTTGAATTATACAAAACTTATTTTAATAATGGTTTAATTGAAAGTGCTTACCCTAAACAAAGATATAGAAGAATGTATAATTATTTAGAATTATTATCAAGAAATTGTAGTTATAATAGTTCAAAACCTATTGTAGAAGAAGAAGAAAATTTACATAATTGTAGTAAAACCTCGCCCTGTCCTTGCTGTGGTGAATGTGCTTCTTGGAAACGAGACCATACCGAGTTCGTTCATAGTAAAAAGAATTGTCCTTATGTTTATTTTTATAATAAAAAACTGAAAATAGAATTTTACCAAACTGCTGATACTAAATTAAGACATAAATATACTATGACTTTTAATCGTATTGCTTCAAAATGGATTGTTGATAAATATAATAACTTATCAAGTGGAGTAGAAGATATTATTGGAAAATACAAAGGAAAAATGGAAGATATGAAAAATCATTATGAAAGTGAAATTAAACAAATAACTACTAAAAATGAAGATACTGAAAAAGAACTAAAATTATTTCATAGAATAATGCCTCAAGATACTATTCAAAAAAGAAAAGAAGAATATGAAGAAAGAAAAGCATCATTAATTATTACTGAAAATAATATACAATTAAAAATTCAGGAGAACAAAGATGTTCTTCAAAAAATAGAAACAGAACAGGGATTAAGTGAAGTAAATGTAGAAATGAGAAATATTAAAATTAAAAATATAGAACATAAATGTAATATCAAAGTTGCAAAATTAACAGAAGAAAAGAAAAATTTAGAAAAAGATATTGAGACCTATCAGACGGAAGTTGGTTTGTTGGAAAAAGAAAGAGATGAAGCAAAACTGATGATGAAAGTAGAAAGTGAAGGATATGAAGATATGGAAAAATTAAATGAGAAGATGTATGGTATTTTAAAAAAACAGAAAAAAATACCCGACGAAAATTGTAGTATATGTATGGATAGTATTGTAGATGAATGTATGACTTTAAAATGCGGTCATCACTTTCATAGTAGTTGTTATTTATCTTATTGTTTAACTAAATGTAGAAGTAATGATAATGGAGTTGATGGTAGATATACAAGAACATATAAATGTCCTAATTGTAGGGGTGCTTCAGTTGTATTACCTAATTATCATCATTAATCTTTATTAGGTTTAATTGAAACTAATGATTTTGCGGGTGTTTGTCTATCTCCGCAAAATAAATAATCAAAATGTCTATCTGAAAAATCTCTAAAGTTCAACCAACATTTTCTATGGACTGACCTTTTCCTATTATCATTCCATTTAGCAAATTTCTTAATGGTTTTCTTACATAAGATACAGGTTCTTTTAGGTAATATCTCTATTATTTTTATATCGCTCATATATATAGATGGAAGATAAAAATTTTTTAAAAATTCAAAAACGACGAAAATATATGAGGGAATATTATTTAAGAAAAAAACAAGAGCGTATAGCATCAGGAAATATTATATCAGTTTCAAAAAATAAAATTCCTCGTCAAGGATTTTTTACAATTAAAAGAGGTGAATTTATTGTGAATTTCAATTAACACTTATGGCTTCTAATATGCTCTAAAAATTAAAATAAAATTTCAAGAAGATTACTGCAAAATCAACACTAAATTATGGTCTTAATTTTAAAAAATAAATTTTAAATTATCACACCATAATAGGTAAGGAAGACAAAAATAAAATAATAACTTTTTTAAGAATTTATGCTCTTAAAAAAATTAAATTAATATTTATATTATGCTCTGCTTATGGTGCGAAAATAAAATGGTAAATAATTGAAGACAATAATTCTTATATTATTATATCATC